CTTATAGTTAAGCGGTCTATCATAGTTTACGGTATAGGTATCACTCAGATAGTTGCCTTCATATACTCGAATAGCTTCGCTCTCATATACAAAGTTTGATCCTGACGGAGTTCTGTTCGTAATGACATAGTTTTCAGTAGTACTAAAGTTATAAGTGAAGTCGTCGACACGCGAAGTAAACGATGTGCCCTTTGGAATAACGATCGATCTCTTTGCAGAATCTGAAGAAGTAATGACAAGCTTAATTACCGCCGACGAGGATCTGAAAGAACGAGGAAGATAGTTTAATTCTTTGGCATGTGAAATCACGCTGTCACGTAACTTGGCAGAGTCAAGGAACATCTCGTTGCTGATCATGTTCAGATAAAAGGCGTTCTGATATGTATTGTATGAAAGTACGTCGAGAAGAACAGAAAGGTTACTTCCGTCAAAATCGTAATCTTTAAATCTATCCTGAGATTTCAGAAATGTCTTGAGCGAATCCTTGTAGGAATCGAAGTCTAACTGTGTAAGGACTATACTAGAATTTGCCATTATCTTACTCTATAAAGGGTGAGCTGAAGTGTCTGTGGGTTTGCATTATTTATTATCTCATAATAGACTGATACTTCATAGGAATGTGCAAACTCGTTTGATATTACTAAGACGTCGACGATTCTGGCACGTGGTTCGTACTTAGTAATAGAATCCTTTACGGCATCTTTAATCAAATCTGCAGTCATCACAGAGATATCTTCGAACAAGAATCTTCGAAGACCGCCGCCAAATTCTGGATTAAACAGCCGTTCTTTGGTATTGGTCGACAAGATGTTTCTCATCGATCTTCTTACTGCTTGTTCGTCAGTATGAAGGGCAAGACGCTTGTTCTGAGGATGTATGTTAAAGTCATTGTAAAAGTCAGTGAACACAGGCTCTCGCTGCGTCGTCTTTCTTGTAGTGAGTGCGTCTATTCTGTCTGCCATATTACCCTGCTTTTATCTTATTTATGCTGGAATCAGTTCGCCGCCTGGTCCAATTGACGCTATTCGTGTTTCTGTAACGCTATAGTTTTCGATAGAAGCGTTAGGCACATCATCGTTTAGACCTTCCACTTGCCCAGTTACAGCAAAGTTTTGATAATCTTCGTTGCTTCCAATGGCATCGAGAGGCGGCCCAGCTGTTCGAGTAAAGGTATATTGTATCATGATTCCAGTAGCTTTATTCGTTTCGAGATATGAAACAAGCTTATCATTGCCATCATACACAAAGTAGTTCATTAGCATCTCGTTATCTTCATACTCAATGACATTACCGTCATCAAGTGTTGTGACTCCCGGTTCTGGAACAGTAAAAGGTGGAGGAGCAGGAGGATTTAAATCCCCATAAGAAGCCACCACAGGTGTCGGAGCATTGATATCCGTAAAGAAATATCCATTCTCAGAAATCATATACTGATCTGTCATGCCGGTTTCGCCCACTGTGGAGATGCTTCAGGATTCGGTTCTAACCCGTACTTCGTTCTTTTTACTTCGATGCAACTCGGAATCAATTTTAAGATTGCATCAGGAATTCCGAATATAGGTTTCAAAATGATATTTAATACCACACAGATTGATACCTTACCGCGGCAGACATCGATGATCAGCTTGATTGCCTTTACGATTTTCTTTACGATTGGAAACTGATTGAGAATCCAACCTGGAGCTTTCAATATGATATCGTGTATCTTCGCCAGCAAATCTCCTTGAAAGAATTTCTTAATCTTCTCCATAGTATCTTCGAATGCATCTTCGATTCGATGCCACAATTCTTCTTTCGAATGAATCGTTTCTTTCTTCTTACGAGTTTCTTTATCGAAACCAATTAGATTAGCAAGAGTACCAAATAATGGTATCGGCAAGTTCAAAACAAAATCTATCAATTCGTTCAGTAACTTTTCGCCGAGATCTTCGAAAGCCTTTCCAGACAAGACGTCTTCTTTGGACTTCTTAATTTGTTTCTTAAACTCTTCGTACTGAAGTTTTAACTGCTCTTTGATCGGCTTCGTAGGATCGATGAATAAGCCGAGTCTTTTAATGATAGGACCGATGATAGGAATCTTAGTCAGTAATCTGATCATTGCATTGATGCATGCTGCAATGAAATCGCTCAGCAGTTCTTTCATCCAGCGCAATGCTTTCTGCCAGAATTCTTCTGCTTCGTGTTCAGGACTCTTGATGCCTAAAGTACCGTCATATTTGCCATCACCAAAGAACTTACGAATGGATTCGATATCTTCTGCCATTGCAGCCTTGATCTTGACTTTGCCTTCTTTTGTAAAGAAGTCCTTGATCACAGGTTGATAACGGACAGGATTACCGTTTTCATCGATAAGTGTAACAGCAGTAATGAATGGAATTGGAGTAGTAAGTGGATTCGGAATACCAAGAATACTAATAATCTTGAGTAGAGCTTCTACGATCTTCTTCTGAAACCATACGTCGATTTCTTTCATGAACTCGCGAACTTTGTACTTCATCTCCTGTTCTTTTGACTTGATCTTCTTAAAGACGTCTGTCATCAAAAAGCCAGTAATATCATCGACCAGCTTTTCAATGTCGCGAATAGCCTGAATCAGTTCTTTGCCGCATTCGTCCTGAATAAACTTCGCTTGTAGTTTAAGCTGGCTAATAATCTTTGAGATGCCTACGAAGTAATCTTCTAGCTGGCGAAAAGATATCTTTCCGCTTGCGCTACATTCTAAAGCCGGTACTTCTGGAACATAAACTATCGCTCTCATGCATTTAGCCCAATAATTGCAGCCTGAATGTCCACCGCACCAGACTTCGATGTTACCGAGACCGTGCCATTATTTGCAAAGATCCCTACGTTACCTTCATTAGCAAAAATGCTGACATCTTTTTGTGCAGTGATTATAATTTCACCTTGGTTCGAAGTGATTTCGATGTCTTTACCTCCATCTTCTTCACCCTGATTGAAGATCGAGATGTTGCCGAATGCCAACTGAATATGATCCTTCACAGACTTTGTTACAATGGTTCCGTCTGGTAAGATTTCGATGTAGGATCCTGACTTGTGGAAGATCTGTACACGCTCTGAATTTGGAGTATCGTCAAATTCTACGATGTGCCCGCTACGAGTAGTCATAGTGTTATTATAAGGATATTTCGCTTTATATTTCGAATCAGGTTCAATTACACGGTCCTCGCCTTTAATACGATTACGTGTTTTCAGTTCTGGTTCGCCTTGTCCTCGAGCATAAGATGATACGCTATGATTATCTTCTGGAGCATAGTTTAATACGCCAATAATATATGCTGATGGCTCATCAGGAAGTCTCATGCACATGACTCGAGATCCCTTTAAGAGACCAGTCGGACTCATTCCGATTCCAGAAACACCTGCGCTTACAGTAGGCATCACGATATATGCTGGTAACAGATTTTCAGAATTGATTTGATTAGAGTGACCTAAGATTTCTCTCACTAACACTCTGCCGGTTTGCGGCTCATCAGCTTCTAAACCGAGATCCGAAGCCGGATCTTCTGCTACTATGCCTTCAAAAATTTTTGGAACTTGCATCTATCATCCTCTAATTTGTGTGTGTTTGTGGTATGCCACCGATACCATCTTTCACGAGTTCTAACGCTTGTGCATATTCTGCTTTTTCATTGAAAGTCAGCATATGTCGACATTTAGTTACCATATAATTGCCTGTCGTCATCGCGCTATCTTCATTAATAGGATTTTTTTCTCCTTTTGTAAGACCGCTCGCTTCAGGAAATTGACATTTAATCACATCTCCGACAGTAATAGTCGAATCTCCATAAATTGTAATTTGCATAATTACGGTTAAAAAGTGCGCCATGTAATAAGGCATATGATTAAATTTTTCTGCTCTCTCTATATTTGAAATAGTTGGATCGAACTTAATCTCTTTTACTTTTCCTATGTTTCCATCCCTAGATTTTTCATGCTGTGCTTTAAGAGTAGTAGATGCAGATCCTTCATTTAGAGTTTCAAATTCCAGATTTCTTGGATCGGCTTTAAAATCTTCGGTATCTCCGGTGACTTTATTATATTGTTTAACTGAATTGGCTCCAGCGCCAAGAATTTTTGCTACTCCTTCACTGCCTTTTTGAATGAGCTTAGTAGTTAAAATGTTTCTCCACTTTGCACCAGTCACATCTAAATTGGTTAAAGTAGATTGGAAGAAACATTTGTCACCGATATTCTCTTTGCCTTCTTTGATTAGCATTTCCATACTTTTAAAAACAAATCCGTGTTTGTTTTCGAAAAAGTAAAATGCGTGTCCTTTAAATTCTTGAGACATGGCATATTCGAGTCTAATTTCATCGATACACTCAAGAGGTTTCTTTAAAGTAAAATTAAATGCATGCAACCCGCGAGTTTTTTCAGCGAACAGCGGTTTTTGAGATCCGATAATATTAAGATAAGCTTTTACTGCATTCTCAGCCGCTAACTTCTTTTCCGAAAGTGGCGCGTTTTCAATATCAGTAGATTTCCACGCTTCGTATGTAAGACACTCAACTTTAAAAACTGAAGCTTTATCATCTTGAGATTTGACTTCAACAGGTTTTCCAATAACATAAAATTCATATCGAATGGCTGATTTTGGGTTGTCTTCGTTGGTTGTAAAGTCTATTACAATTTTCTTATTTGTAAAAATAAGTTTATCACTAGCACCTTTTGCATCATAGAATTCGAATTGCGCGCGAACGCAAGGTTCTAAAACAGATTCATATATGTTTGCTTGTACACAGAGAGCAGTCAAATCTTCAGCCTTGCCGCAGTCAACTGTTTTGGCTGTGGCATCAATCAATAAAAATTCATTGAGTTTAAACTGTCCGTCTCTAATCGAATTCATATTATAAGCTCAGTTGTTGTATAAATTGTTTTTCTGTTTCTGCGAGATAAGAAGATTTTAGTACAAACACGTTACGCTTTAGTTCGTTTGTTTCTTGCTCATCATCATATGCGTTCACTGCATACCAATATTCTGCTTCAGCTTCAGGTATGTTTTGACTTATCAGAGTGATTTCTTTTATTCCCTCTGCTTCATTCACAGTAAACGTTCCGTTCACGTGCTTTACAGTCAAGCGATTGTTTTCAAGATCAATGTAGTCGACTGTAGCAAAAGCACCGGTACTCGTTTGTGTTACTCTATCTCCAATTGCAAATCCTGATGGAGAAACAGTCAAAGATAATGATAATACTTTATTCGTAGATACTGTCCAATCTTCTTTGATTCTTTCGTAACCGATTACAGCTCCAGTATTTGTAAGTTTAGGCTTCCAATATTTTCGAGCGTTGGCAGTTTCATCTGCAACAAGAGCTTCATACTGTTGAACCGTAATAGTTCTTTCGTCTTCGTGCCAGTTTAATCGATAGAAAAGAGTAATCGATCGAGCATTGGAATTCGATCCGTACTTTGTTTCCATGTAACTCTTAAAATCTTCTGCAGATTTATAGTAGTCGTAATAAGGATCGACGATGTTATTCGTAAGATAGATCATCCAATCAAACTTCGAAGATCCATAATAGTTATAAGATAAAAGATCTGGCCTCTCAAACCCTTCTTCAAGAGTAAATTGAAATGTAGAGTAGATGTCTCGCTTCGTCTTTTCAGTAAAGTCGACTCTGGCCAAGATGTTCTTAGCAATATCTCCGTCATAATCTACGATTGGAAATCTGTCAAAATATCTTGCCATCTTTAACTTCCTGTTTGTTCTTTAGGCGAAGTAGTGGTAGCCGTCGGATTTAGAATGCCGTTGCCTATTTCTTGGAATTCGCTTAGAATAGTTTGAATTTCATTCCCGCCTTCGGTATTATTATTTACTTTATCAATTCCTTTTTGTAGTCCTTTTAGTATTTCGTCAATTCCCTCGCTGATACGATCTCCACCTTCTCTGCCGTAGTCGCGTGAAGTTTGAATTTGTGTTTCAAGCATTGTTATCGAGCATTCGATAAACGCAGGATGGCTCGTGCCTTCGAAGAATGCAGGAATTCCTTGCGGAGAGTAGTTCAGTTCGATTTGTTGAATTAAGCACGGCTGGAATTTAATTAGTTGTGCAGTGCCAGCAATCTTTAATTCTGGTTGACATAAGAATGGATAAGCCAGCGCCGCAGTACCCAAGCTACTATATGATGGTAGAGAATAAGCTTTCATAGCTTTTAGCAGATCCATCAACTGCCGGCTTTCATTTACATTTCGAGGAGAAAAAGTCCATTCGAATCGGTGAGTACGAAGAGGAACTCCGCTGAATATTGCTTGAAGATGAGGATTTGGAATAGCTCCGAGGCCTTGAGCTACTGCGCCACCAATATCACCCGTCGCTTGAATCATTTTAGCATAAGCCAACGCGACGGCTGCATTGGTTACTTTTTGAGCGTCTAATCCTCCAGACATTGCTACTTGGGTGAGATCTGCAACTCCTCCAGACATTCCTTGGGGATCTTCAGCAACTCTGATATCAAAGCTTTCTCTTAGTCCTTTCGGCAAAGGAAGAGCGAATGCTTGCACAAACTTAAGTTCAGATTTCGTATGAGGAGAAGGTCGTTCATAGCGTTTAAACTTAAAAGCCATATGATATCTGTCACTAATATGATCCGGAAATTGCAAAGTAGGCATACCGTCTATGTTAATTTTATTCGAAGCTCTCTGAATAGCGTCAACATATGTTTCAGCAGCTGCTGAAGCTCCAATGAGATTACCATTCCGAGGATTGAAGTTATTACGAATGTCGGCACATGAAGCGCGCTTCATCTCGCTCGTGAAGGTTTCGAAATACTTGTCTTCGAGACCAACAGTCAGAGCATCACCAAATCTTGCAGAAAGTTCTGCAGCAATTCTATCAGAAAACCCTACCTTCTTTAGTGCTTTGGCGAAAAGATCTTCGACTGCATTCTCGAGTTTGTCTTCGAGTTTGTTAACGACTCTATTTACGAGTCTGTTTGCAATTCCGCCGACATCTTTCTTGAAACTGTCGATATTTACTCTAACAAGTGCCATGTTATCTCTCAAATTAAAAGGCTATCATCTTATTTATAAATAGATTCATGGCTTATCAGGGAAAGTTTCGACCAAAGAATACAAAGAAGTATCTTGGGGATTCGAACAATATCGTATATCGTAGTCGATGGGAATTGAAGTTCATGATGTACTTAGATTCTCATCCGAATGTCGTGCAATGGGGGAGTGAAGAACTCGTCATCCCGTATCGCTCTCCTATTGACAATCGAGTACATCGATACTTTCCAGACTTCATTGTCAAGAAAAAAAATCCAGAAGGCAAGATTGATACTGTGGTGGTTGAAATAAAACCTCATGCGCAGACGCGGCCTCCAGTGGTGATAAATAAGCCTAATAAGCGTTATATTAATGAAGTCATGACATGGGGTGTCAACGAAGCCAAGTGGAGAGCAGCTGCAGTATACTGCAATGATCGTGCTTGGAAGTTCGAGATACTCACCGAAAAAGAATTAGGAATTAAGTTTTAATGGCAATTGT